CCGCCTTGCACTAAGGTTTCGATAGTTGAAGTGGAGTAGGTAGCGGTGTTATCTGTTTTAGTGACCTTATATGAGCCTCCTGAGACAAACGCCTCGAAACAGTAGTCTCCAATGAGGATAAAGCCCTTGAGAACGCCGGAATTAAGGGCGGAACCCTGTGGCGGATGGTCGAAGGCGAGTACAAAACCGTTACCGTTTCGGGTAAGAGCCCACACGCCCTGGTAGAGCGTTCCGTCGAGGGTGATTGAAGCCATGAAATACAGCTTGTTGTCTGCTTTTTGGATGTCTAGGAGTTCTGGGGCAGTGGAGGTTGAGGAGATAAGCTCGCGGAAGATTTGGGGAGCGTTGCTGATATAGCTTCGGAAGGTCAGCTTCGCGAAAAACGAGTTCGTGTTGCTCTTGCTGATGCCAATGAGGTAGCCGTCTACTTCTTCAAGCAAAATTAAATCGCCTTCTCCCCACTCTATTGTCTCCGAGAGAGTAGTAAGACTTGAATCTCTATCCCATAGAAACACGCGAGACTTGCCACCTGAATATTTAGGCCTGCAAGCAATAGAAAGGAAGTTTCCATACGCGCAAACGCTTGTTGGAATCAGATTGGTTGGAAGCGTGAGCGCGATGTTTGTCCATGAGCCCGCGTTGTTCATGGCGATGAATGAGCCCGATGAGGTCGTGTAGCCGACGTAAAGCCTGTCGTCTTTAGGGTGCACGACGCCTTGGGTAATGGAGGTGTATGTGAGTGCGCGTTCGGTAGTTGTGGCGACCGCAGCACCAGGCGTGGTTACTGGCCCTAATTTCCATATCCTCGTGCCGTTTGCTGCGCCGTAAAGGTAATCCTTGTACTCAACAAAAAGGGTGGTTGCTGTGGGGTCGGTTGTTCCATCGTCGGTGATAAAAGTCCAAAGATCGTCAGTTAGTGCGGTTTTGTACCAAAGTGAAGCGAATGTGCCAGAGCCAGAGGAGCCGATGCCCAGGCCGAAGAGAGTAGAAGAGGCATAGCAGAACTTAACTATTTGCCTGCTGTCTATACTGTTACCACTACCCTTCGCTCTGTGAGGTATCGCTTGGTAGGGTTTTGAATAGATGTCAAAGCCCTTAACCAATGCAGCGTAGCGAAGATCAGGCAATCGCTTGTTTGAGGTCATCCCTCCTACGGGTACTGCTATTGATAGTGGTACGATTTGTCCCATTTTATTTGAATTGCTTAAGCTCTACTCGGAAGCCTTTGAGATGGAGGGTGTCTGTGCCTGTGCCTCCCTTTGAGACGCCTATTGCGGTTGCGTTCCATGCACCACCGGAAATAGTGCCCACGGTGGAGAGAGACGAGGCCGTCGTAAGCCCCGCAAGCGTCGTAATCGTAGGAACGCTGGTAACGGTCGTCTCTAATTTGCCCGAGTTTAGCGCAGTAAAGTTGTTGTTGATGGTAGTGCGGGAGGAAGAGAGCGTGTCACTTCCTAGAATAGTAGTGATCGAGGTTCCAACAAGCGGTGCGGAGTTACCGTCAAGCCAAGAGAGTGGGAGATATTTATAAAACCCCACGAATGAAGCAAGGGAGAGAAGGACTGCTACTGGGATAGCAAGTAGAGGCATTAGGGTTTGGTTTCGTTAGTGATGGTCACGTTGGTTTTAGTCTCTTTGAACAAAGGATTGGGCTTGTCCCATGATGCAGGTGCGGAATCATCCCAGGTAAAGGTAGCTGCAACCCATGTCATAGAGGATGTCTTTTCCTCATTCGTGATGGTCACAGTTGTCTTATTCTCTGGGGTGATGGTGATGCTCATATAAAATTGATGGGCTTCATGGTCATGGTCTTGCGCTTGTCTCTATCGCGCAGTCCGTAGAAGGCGATGAGCTTCTTCTTCAGTTCGTCCTTCTTCTTCTCATAGAGAGCGAAGCGGTCTTTCTTGTACGTCATGCAGTACGGGATAGCGGCCATATATGCTAAGAGCACATGGTAGGGGGACGGGAGCCCTGGTTCTGTGGTGTCTGCGGTGGTGGCAGAGGTCGCGGTAAACAGCAAGGCGGTTCTGCTGAAGGTGACGCGTAGGCCGTCGACGAGGGTGACGCCAGAGGCCGCCGCAGGGGCGGGGTAGAGCGTGATCGTGTCTCCCAGGAGGTCGTAGTAGAGCGGGATGCTTTTAGCTGGGTTGCCTGAAGCGTCCACTCCGAAATACTGCTCTGCGGACAGTCCCCCTAATTCCTCAGGGTCAATCGGCTGGAGCCTGGTGTAGAGATTGCCTACGAGCACATCTACTTGGTCTATGGTGAGGTATTCAGCAACGAAGGAATACGATGCTTTCCCTTCTTCAAGATTGCCTTTGCCTCGTGGTGAAGTGGTGTAGTTGGTGTCGTCATACTGGAAGGTGCCGTCCGCGACGACAATCTCTCCGATGAGTTCCTCAAGGGCGTCATTCACTCGCGCGGTCTTATCCAAGCGCGTGTAGCTGGTGTCTGTCGTATCACAAAGTCTGTCTATCTCTTGGCAGATTCCTCGTTTGTTTGTTGCGTCGTAGAATTGCATTTAAATGTTTAAGACAACTTTAAGCACTCCGAGTAATACCGCGCCCAGAACTATCCGCACGCCCCAGGTCATATTGGTCTCAATCTTCTCAATGCTTTTGTGCATAGCATCGATGTTGGTGCAGAGGATTGGGATACGGCGCACGAGTACTGTCATTTGTGCAGGGTTGTCTCCTTCACCAAAGACTTGTCTAAGGCCGTCAAACAATCCCTTCTTGATCTCCATAAGCTGTACTTCACGGGCAAGCTCTAAAGCTTGGGCTGCGTTCCTAGCCTTGTGTACAGCTTCTGATGCCTCTGGTGATAGTTCTATGTCTGACATGTTAGTAGAGAAATTCCCCGATGTGCTTTACGGAAATAGTGGGGTCTATCCACACGGTGAAGCCATTATCCCGTGCGCTGTAGCAGAACCATGCATCCTCTCCGAGCGCGAGTGCGCCTTGTGAATCACGGCCAAAGTTGAACCACGGGGTCTTGTTTCCCGTCTGCGGGTCTTTCCAGTCCTCCTTGAAGATGGACAGGTTGATGAGCATGAGCCCTGTGCCTGCGTACTTAGCCTCGTAGAGAGTGTCTGCCTTCTCAGTTAAAGGGCGGGAGACGCACTCAAGAGGGAACTCGCGCTTGTTGTACTCAACACCCACGATGTCTTTGTCATGCGCGAGGAGCTTTGAAATCACGTCGTGGGGAAAGAACATGTCGCAGTCCACAAACAGCATGTGGCTTGCACCCGCCGCAATTGCCTGGTTTACAAGCCACGTTCTATTGGAGACGATGTCGCATGAGCGGCGCATTACTAGATCAATAACCATGCCCTCTGCGCTAATGATGGATGAGCCTATCGCCTGTGCGGTCAAAGCCTTCATCGCCTCCGAGTCAGAGCAGGGTACAGCGATCACTATTTTGGGTTTGGTTTTAGGCATGGTTGAAAAGGTATATTTTATCTACATGAGAGAGAAAACCTTCTACTGACATAGCTTTTTTCATGAAATTGCATAGTGTGCAACAAGGTGCTGAGTTTTCTTTTGTATATCCGACTGAGTTATCCATTCTATCTATTCCCAGTTTCCCATTGATTCCGCAATATATGCAATTTTTCAACATTAACTGACTATATTCTTCTAGAGTTATCGGGGTTCCTGCGAAATGTTTTGCCCTGTAATAGAGTGTTCGGTATTTTCCATGTAAGGTTTGCTGAAACTCTTTAGCATATTGTCTAACTTTTTCTCTATTATTTACAACGTACTTTTGAACATACCTTACCCGTTTCTTTTTGTTCTCAGCTTTCTGGCCCCATTCTTTACCTCGTGCGTCATGCTTTTCTTTGTTCTTTTTATACCACCTTGGATCATACTCTTTATGATATTGTTTTACCCGTTCTTTATTCTTTTCTACCCATGCCCTTTGTTTCTCGGTCAACCTATCCTTGTTGGCGACTTCCCATGCTTTTCTTTTTGCTCGTTTTTCTTCTTCTGTTTTCAATACTCTTGGATGAAGAACTCTTTTTGCTTTATTTTTCCGTGAGATTTTCTCTCTGTTTTTTAAGTACCAATCTCGTTTCTTTGATTTGTACTCTGGGCTATCTTTTATTTTTAGATACTGCGCGTGGCGGAACTCTGGGTTTTTGCTTGGAAACATAATTCTTATTTTTGGAGGCACAACTTAATGTGTCATGCCCCCTAGATAAGAACTATACCATAGTTCTATCCCCGAATCAAGCTACGTTCACATCGAAGATGGTTGGAAGTAGGTTCGTAGGAACCAACAGACCGTAATCGAGACGAGAGTGGATTTGCGTACCTGAAAGAGAACCAGCAGTAGATGATGCTGGCATCTCGTTGACGTACGTCTTTCCGTAGGTTGACTTGAGAATGCCGAACTTCTGAACGCCGCGAACGCCAGCCATAACGTGGTTTGTTGCGTGCGAGGTTGAGACGTAGTGGTTCACTCCAAGGTAATCAACGCCGATTGCGCCGCCGCTCTTGAGGGCAGCGTCAGCCATACTGAAGCCGTTAGCTTGCATGAACTGCACTACGAATGTCCAGTCTGCTGGTCTCCAAACAATAAAGCCTCCTTGCTCGTTGTAGAGATTGAAGCCGTTTGCTGCGTAAATCTGCTCGATAACACCACGAATGATGTCATCGACGTTTGTTGCGGAGACCGTGAGCTGTGTTGCTGCGAGACCGACGCCTCCTGCGCCGTTGTCTCCGAGGTTCGTCCATGATGCGTGGTTGCCGAGCGAGATTGTCTCTGCTCGCTCTCCGATTTTCTTTCCGAGCAATGTGCCCATCTCTGCCATTTTGGCGTAGTTGGATTGTGCTTGATCTGCGTAATCGAGGTATACCGAGTCGATTTCCGCCGTGATGATGGAGAGGGTCTGGTTGGTCTCAGTTACGTCAATGAATGGGATGACGTTTGAGAGGAGGGAGCGGCCCGCTGCTGTGTTCGTGAGAGTTGCAACTGCAGGTTCGCCCGAGGTTGCGATGAGAGGGAAGTTGTATGTCTGTGTGTCGGTGTACACAACATCGTTTACTTCCTTCCAGTTTTGGGGTTTATCGAGGCGCTGAGCGAGTTTGTTCTCCCAGAGTGCCTGATAAATAACTGTATTAGCCATTTAATGTTAAAACTATCCTGATAAATCAGGCGATGTAGACGGTTAGTGCCAGACGGGCTTGTTTCTGCTTGACCTGTCCGATATTGCGTTCACTACCTGTGAGCGTAGTGCAAAATCGTCTGGGAGCACGCCCGATTGTTCAAACTTTGCGATAGCGAGGCTCAGATCATTTGCCTGGCCTGAACCTGAACGCTTGTTTGAGGAGGGGGTGGCGTCTTTAACTTCTCTGCGAGCTTTGTTGGCGTCGAGCTTACCTTGTACATACTCATCTTTCAGCGCTTGGCGTACGGTCATACCCGTTCGCTTAACAACTGATTCGATAACTTGGATGTCTTCGTCTGCGGTGACGCCTTTAAGGTCGAGATAGTCTAGTTGGGTTTCGTCTAATTCGCCTGTGGGGTTTGAAGGAGCGGGAGCAGTTGCTCTCTTGAGCTTTGCAATCTCCTGGCGCGTGATTTTGTTTCTCTCGCGGTCGGCGATGCGCTTCTCTTCGAGCTTCTGAATGCGAGCTTTGAGTTCTGAAACGTCCTCGGTAGGGTCGGTGTATTCCGTTTCTTCAACGTCGTACACTTCTTCAACTTCAGGAACGTCTACTGCCTCTGATTCATTAGTATCCATAATGAGATGGTATTCACTTTAGCGCTGAAGTGAGAACGGATTGGTCACTTTTGGTAGGAGTGAGAACCGGGTAATTAGATTCCTGTGGTCAAGAGCACTTCGATGTCTGAATTAGCCTTGCGAGTGAAGTCGAGGCGTCCAAGTCCTGTTGGTTCTACGTTCTTGGTAGAGGATGCGGTGTTGAGGTCTGTGCCTGAACCTCCTTCGAGGGTGACCTTGGTGGTTACAGCCTGGAAGTAGATTGTCTTAGAGTCTCCTGGGCGTGGGATGAATGAGGTAAGGGTTGATGATGCAGGAAGAGTAGCGGTCGCGGCTGATGCTGCCGTGTGGACGATGAGCGAAGTGTTCATAAGGTTACCTGCTGTGTACGTTCCCGCACCGACAGAACTGGTTGCGAGGACTCTACCGCCAACGGTCATCGTATCTGCAAAGTATTCATGGCTGTAATGATCTGTACCTGGGGTTGCGCCAACAGGGTCTCGATGATTTTGGGGCGCGGGCATTGAAAAGAACGTGAAGCCGATAGAAAGAACTACACCTGTGAAGGCTCCGAACAAGAATAGTAGGGATTTCGACATTTTATTTAGTTAGCTTTTTAGTAATCTTTTTAACGGTGTCAGCTCCGACCTTTACTGCTTGTTTCATGCGATTGGGTTTCGCCGTTCCCTTGAGCGCTGGGGCGAGCGTGTCTCCGTAGAGCTTATCCTTCAGTGAATGTAATTTCGGTATCATGGTTATTATTGATTAACGCGATTCGCCGACGGTTAATGTTTAATGGCGTAATTATACTATGGTTAATACCCTGGGTTGATTTTTTCACCAACGGCGGGTGTGGATTGATACCCAGCAATGTCCTTAAAGACCTTCTCGACCTTTGCTATTCCCTCCAAGCGCGAGCGCACTAATTCACCCAAGCCTTCGTTATCAAGTGGGTTGTCGATGCTCATGTGCTCGATTGCAAACTCCTCTAGGAAGCGCGCCTTTAGCGCCGCCATGAGCGGTGAGTTGTCTGCAATCGCTTTGAAGAGGTTATTATCCATATGCGGGTTGTGGAAGCTGAGGCATCTGCGGTTGTGCTTGCATCTGCGTTTGTGCTTGCATCTGCGCCTGCTGCATCATCTGATCCTTGAGGATCTTCTCCATGCCGGAGAAATCCACAGGTGAGAGGCCTGCAAACTCAATGACCTGGTTGAAGGTCGAGGCCATGCCGGGAATCTGCATAACTTGAGAGAAGCCCTGCGGGTTGGAGAAGGCGAAGCGGAGAATATTGACCACTGTGTCTGTTGCCTTGCCCAGGTTCTTAGACTTACCTGCGATAGAGACCTTAACGCCAAGCGTTGCGCCCTTGAACTCGCCCTTGAGTATTTCAATAAAGTGCTTTGTGCCCTTCTTCTTGAACTCGTCAGTGAGCTTCTGTTTAAGCGCGTCCACATCCTCAGGGAGCATTGCCACACCGCCGTTGCTGAGCACATATTCAACCTCGGCCTTGTCTACTTCGTTTGAAACCATGCGCTCGGTAACAAACTGGATCTCATCGAGGGAGAGCTCCGAGAGGAAGTCCGCGCCCTGGGTGATCTTCCTGACGATCTCCGGAATGAAGTCGTCCTTGTAGATTTCTTCGAGGTGCTTGGCGAACTGGCCACGACGGTAGTCATGCAAGCCCATACCCTGCTGTATCTGCGCTTGTATTGCGGCAAACGGGGTGCCTGATGCGCTCTCGACACCCTGGAGAGGGTCTTGTGCCCCGCCCATGTTCTTGGCGTGTATTTCCTTCTCAAGCGAGTAGTTTTCAAACAGCTTGAAATTCACCGGGAAGGTGTTGATAGGCTGTAAGAGTGAGTCGCCCAAGTCAACAATCTCAAGGTTGTCCATGTCGTTGATCTTGTTCTTCGCAACGATACTCGAAGACTGCGGGCCGGTGGCTCCTAAAATAGTCTTAGAGGCGCTATCGAGCATGTGAAGCTTTCTGATCTCTGCGTAGTTCGTCCACATCTGGTCATCAAAGAGTTCCTCTGCACCGCCAAAGCCCAGTGCGCGGCCAAAGATAGGGTCTCGCTTGATGAGCTTGAATGGTGTTTCAGTCTCTGGTGCTGTGTACAAAACGATTCCTGACTTGTCCTGAGAGCCTTTCTTCTTATAAAAACAGACGATAAAGAGGCGGCTCTCGTACTCCTCAGAGTCGTTGGAGGATTCTGCAAAGCGCTTGGGAACGAAGCCATGCAGTTCGTACACCTGGATGTCTCCATCTGAGATTTCGTCCTTCTCGTTCTCACGCGAAAGCACGATCACTTCTTTAAGTGACGCGGTTGCGCCGTTTCGTTTCTCTCCCCAGCCAACGGACGCCATGCCTAACAGCTCGTCTGGTGAGTAGCTGTGCTTGAGGCCAATGGGACGCGTGAGGATGTCTCGCTGGTCGCAGAACACGACACTCTCCCACTCCACGTTCTCTCTCATGCCTCCCGCAATAGCCTTAGAGAGTGCTCCGCCGTAGTCGATGCGAGCGCGGCTGTACTCATCAAAGAAGGTGTCGAGGTCGTTCTCTTGGACAAATACGTCGTCGTGGTACTTCTTGACCAGGAAGGAGAGGTGGTATTTGCTCTTGTCGTTCACATAGAGGTCAACGTCCTTAACGTCGATGTCCTCTGTTCGATACTGCAAGTTGAGGATAGGACGGGTGATGTTCTTGATTGGCGTGAACCTGCCCTTCTCTCCCACGATGTCTGAGTCTCGGTAGAGGGCAGAGCGCTCGATGTGATCCTTCATAGACCACGTCTTATTGCCAAGCTTGATAGGCTTCTTATAGGCTTCCTCCTGAGAGGTGATGTAGTCGAAAACGTCTGCGTAGTGCCTCATATGTAAATGACTTTAACGGGCTCTCCCATTTGGGCGTGAGATAGGAATAATAGGTTCTCAAACTTCCGCTTGTAGGTCTCATTGAGCCCGTGCCATGTGTGGCCTTGGTATCTGGCCTTTGAGGTATCAACGGCAACCACCTTGCGATTTTCGTATGAATAGCTGTTTACAACCGCAAACTCAGGTTTCATTTAAGCAGCAGGTCAAATTGCTTGGCTAATACGTTCTGGGCTAGGGGATAGAACAGGCGCTTAGTGCGGGGGATGGGGTACGCATAGCTCTTAGTCCGCTTGCCATCTGAGATGGTAACCACTGACTTGGTGAATATCTTTGCGGGCTTCTTGATGGACTTGAGCGCTTCGAGTGCGTTGGCACCACTGCCCTCCAATACTTGCTCGCCCAATTGAATAGATACGGAGAATTTGGGTTTAGCTTTTGCCATATTGCATAATTATACCGCACATATTCACCTTACTGTAAGTTAGTAGGCGGGATTAGTGCGCTCCTTGCGGTGGCGGTGGGGCATGTTCTCGATCATGTCGTACTGTTGGATTACCGGGATAAGCGAGGTGATTGCGTAGCGTGCAGCGTCTAGGAAGTCGTCTTTACCCACGGTCTCTCCTGGAATGAAGCGTCGCTCCTTATCCTGGGCAAGCATGTACTTCCTATACTCATCAAGGCCGTTTACTGAGCGTTTGGTTATAGAGATCGGCACACCCTGCATCGCTTGAATACCCCACTTCTTGCTGTCTTTACCCTTTGGGGTAGGAATGATGGACACCCCAAAACGCGCAATCTCTGAGATGGACTTCGGTTCTGCGCTGTCTGCGATGGTAATGCAGGGCTTGAGGTTTTTAAGGGCCATCGCCAAGTCGTCGTTGTGCAAACCCAACTGGTAGAGCACCTCGTCCAGGATGTAGCCTCCATCGTAGTAGTACACGTCTACGATAACTGCGGGGTCTGGGTTAAATCCAAAGTCGAGGCCGTGGCGCTCAAGCCTCGCTCCATGTGGTATTTCATCTATGATCTGCCAGCCAGTGTAGACACGTCCTTCGACCTCTCCCACCAGTCCTTCGCCATATACACGCCACCAGGCAGCGTTGCCCTTGCGTCTCTCAAGCTCTGTAATAATTGCCTCTGACAGTCCTTCGTTCTGCTTGTATGTGAGGATAAGAAAATCATGCTCGACGTTGCGATTGATGATCTCGTCTTGTACCCAGAACTCAACGACTGGGTTGTAGTCGAGGAAGATGTCCCCCTCAGTACGAATGGCAAGCTGGGTGTACACATCGTAAGTGACGTTGTTGCACTCGTTTATGAAGAGATCACCGTTGCGCCTGGGCCCTCGCACCTTGTCTGAACTATCAGCAGAGAAAAACTCAATCTTGGAGCCAGTCTCGAACGTGTAGATGAAGTCTGAGCGGTTCCAACTTTCATCCTTGTAGTAGCCGTGGTTCTCCATAATGTTAAGGAAATCACGAATAGCCCCACGCTTGAGGTGAGGCATTGTTTCGGACACTATGGAATACACCTTCTGGGAAGTGTCTCTCTGTGCTCGGTCAATAAGCAGGAGAAGTATGGCGATAGTCTTCCCTGCGGAGTTAGAGACGTTTACGTTCTCCTTTGAGACAAAGTAGTTTACGTTCCTTACGGAGATCGCAAAAGTTTTCTCCGGTTCTTGTACTTGTATATGCTTGGGGGCAAATGGCTGTAGGTGCGTTGCTCCAACATATCCTTTATGCAACATTCCGATACTCCATACTTCTCCGCCAACTGCTTCCTGCTGTACTGATGTGTCTCGTCCCACTCCCTGCGTATTTCCATTACCTGCCCGTCCTTTAGCTTTGACCTCCCGTTTAGTTCTCCCCGCTTCGGTTTCATTGCCCCCGTCCTGATAGCCCTCTTTAGGTTCTCTGACTGGGTCACCCATTCCAGGTTCTCTATTCGGTTGTCCAGGCTGTTCCCGTTTATGTGGTCTATCTGCGGGAGCCTCAGTGGATTTGGTATCCATGTTGTGGCTACTACACGATGAACATGTACCGTCTTGTTGTTCATCACCGTTTTCAGTGTGTGGTAGTTCTTTTGTCTGTTCTTCGAGACTGAGTCCGCAGGTTTCATTATGGCGGGTGTCTTCCCTCCGTGGTGGGTTAGGGTCAAAAGCCTGCCCATGTTGCTTGCAAAGTAATTCGAGCTGAACCCTTTGGCCTGCTTCCAAAGCTCCCCAGACAATTCTGTATAGTTCTTGGTATCCTTCGGAGGTATAAAACTTGTGGTCATATGTTGCTTGTATCTTCTCGTTTCCAATAAAGAAGCTTAGTATCGGCTTGTTCGGTTCATTCTCCCAACAGTCGTATACTTCACTCTCTATTATCTCGTGGTTGCACGATAAAGACAAGACACTATCCCCCTTTACGACATTCTCTATGGGCCTGTAGGAACCGTCAGCCATAGCCACAAGAGTGCCCGCGCAAAAACAAGATCCACCTTGAATGATCTTGAGGCGCTTCTTGAGCCTTCTAATTCGCTTGAGTGCTGTCGTCGCTTGGTAATGCATTCAAGATAGGGGTAGGTAGTTTGTCTCCCTTGGTAGTGTGGTCAATCGCTTGAGGAGCCTTGCCTAGCAAGTGATCCCCAACCCAGACCACGAGCTTGGGGTCTTCCATATAAGTTGCCATCACAAACTCAAAGAACGTCTGAATGTCCTTCTCACTCATGTAATCACGAATAGAGTATAGGTTCTTAGAGCCCTTTGGTCTGCCTGCACCTGGTTGTTTTCCGCCTTTCATACAGTGGCCCAGCGCTTAAAATGAATAATGCGACTGATCTCGTCCTGTCCAACGCCAACATCATGAGCAATTCTTGTTTGTCGCTCGCCCAAAGCTGCTCGCTGCCGTATTTGCCCGATTATGGCGGGTGTAAGTCTGGCTCTCGCACCCCGTTGCACATTCGTAGCAGCTGTTACGGCCTCTAAATGCATGGGGTTGAAGCACTTACGATTTTGGCACAAATGGTCAATCTGGTGGTTGTCTGGAATGAAACCCCGATATTTCTCATAGAAATACCGATGGATTTGGTAGCGCTTGCTACTAGCAACAATTCGGCCGTACCCGTTATGGGTAAGCGCTCCGACAAAGTTCCAACATTCCTTTCCAGGAAGTGTACCGAGGTACTTCGTCCAACTGCCCGCTGCGTTTGTATTGCCTTTTGGCGCCATAGATAAAGATAGATTTTTATTCTTAGTCGTGAGCGCACTCTAAGATAACCCTGCATTCGTACTTCATATCTTTATTATACAACACTATTAAGCATCAATCGGTACTCATCTATGAGCCTCTGGTAGAACAGAACATCGTACTTCTTGCCGGTTAATTGCCGGTTGCGCTGCTTCAGTTCCTGTACATCAATGCCGTCTCGAATTAGATGAGTTTCATAAGCAACCCAAGCCCCAGATAGATGGATGTTGCAACGGTAGCACTGAGGACGAAGGTTATCCAACGAGTAAGCCATCGCGGCCGAGCAGGTTGATTTCGTAATAAAGTGGCCAGTGTGTAGGTTAGACCCAACGAGGTTGCGAGCAGGGCAAGTGAAGCAATCAGTCCCATATCTCTTTCTAGTTAATTGTCTGCAAAGTTCCCAAAGCTCTTTCTTTAACTGTTTTGGCGTTTTCTTCTTCATACATCACAGGCGTTCTCCCCGAGCTTTGCGTACCCTCCGATGTCGTGCCAATGGTCTTTGTAATTAGCATCGCCCGCGAGGATGCGAGAGATCTTGTGCGCGATCATGTCGAGCGCTTCCCGATGCCCGTTAGAGAGTGAGTTGTAGTTAACACCCTGTCTGATTACCAATTTGAGATGCTGTGCAAGCATGGAGTTGTGATTGAAGTCTCCGTGAGTGGAGGCGCGAGCTTTCAGTGTGTCGTCAATCATCTCAGTAGAGATTGCTTAGTAGTTTGAGCTGTTCAACGTACTCGCGGACACATTTCTTATGAAACAACTTGCCCTCAAACGTATCGCTGTATGTTCCGTAGAAATGAGATTCAAGAGAGCCCCACGCTAGGCGCATGGCCTTCTCAACATCTTTTGCGCGTAGTTTCTTTTTCATTTGAAGTCTCTGAATACGCTGTAGCACTTCTTGCATTTATATTGTTTCGTCTTCCTCCCTGGCGTGTAGTACCAGCCGTACTTGTGTACCTCGGGGTGGAGGCACCTGGGGCAAGCGGGTCTGTCTGTCTCCTCTTTGTAGAGTGTGAGGTTAGGGTGTGTTGGAGCCCAGGGCTTCAGCTTCTCATACACCTTCTCAAGTAACACTACGTCCTGCTTATTATACCGCTTCATCCTTTCCCAGGCGGTGCGTTGTCCACGCATACAGTCCTGCCACAGTTTAAACCCTCCAGTGTGGAATTTACGGCCTAGCTTAAGGGTTTTTGCAATGTCATCGAGCTTGTTGGAATTGAGTTTGAAACGTCTCCGTGCAATCTTGAGAGTGTCTATCGTCTGGTAGGGTTTGGGAGGAGGGAGGGAGCGGAAGAGAAAGCGTGCGTTGCTTGTTTTAATATCAAAGGCATCGCCGTTGTGCGCGACGATGATGTCCGCTTCGTTGAAGACCCTCCACAACTCCTTGATGAGCGCAGTATCGTCCTGGGGGGAGCGCTTGTAGCGGGGGTAATCAGGTAGGGCATGGATGAGAACACGCTTCTGTCCCTGCCATTTGACGGCAAAGCAGAGCATGTACGTCTCTTGTTCAAAAGCTAGTACGTTTTGCTCATACTTTCCCCAAACCCACCCCAACGAAGGGGCCGTTTCCACATCCACGAACGCAATGCGTGGAGAATTCACAACACAATTATACCGCGATATCAACCTACAGAGAGGTGTTGATAACTAAAATTGAAGACGCTAAAGCAAATTATCGTGCACTTGAAATTAAGGGAATAATACTTGATGATGAAAGCGTCAATTATCATCTTCCCCTTTGGCAAACGATACTAAAAACCCCCAGTCTGGGTGTCACACTGAAAAAGTAAATGTTCGTTAAGAGCAATACGCATTCTTGCTGATATTGGTCGTTCCTCTACTGGAGAAAA